GTTACTGCCACGAGACATGCCTAAAGTATCTGTTAATACATTTTTAAAGCCTTGTGCGTATGCGTTATCAGCATCAGCAGCCTCATCAGCTCTTCTTTGCATATCGTCTTGAACTTCCATCTGACCTCTTACACCAAGACTTGGGCCAATAGTAAGTAAGTTTTCGGGTCGCAAGGCGGCTTGACCCATCGCTCCTAAGCCTTCTTGACTTGTAAAAGCCGATAGTCGATCAGAGAAGGGTATATTTAGTTTTGATTGCGATAATGCACTTTGAGAGTTTTGCAGAGTATCAAGAGCAGAAGCGTATTTAGACTGTTCTGGAGTTAAGACTTCAGTAAACGTCCTCTGTCCAGCGAAAGGGTCTATAGCTTGCTCAGCGGCTAAATTTATCCCATCAGGCATTTGACCTGCTTCAAAAGGCATTTGACCTGCGCTTCCTAATGCCTCGCTCGCTGTATCAAACCCAGTTTGAGCTACATTTGCTGCTCTCGAAGCCTCTAATACATCAGTATTTACAGCCTCAGCGCCTGCGTTAAATACTTTGCCTAAACCAAATCCAGTAATACCGCTAACCAAACCCTTTTCTAAACTGCCAGATTCGGCAAATGTACCCAAGCCCGATCCTATCGCTCCAGCAAGCCCAGCTCCAACCTTTCCAGCTAGCAACTTGGTTCCTATAGCTTTTCCTAGAAGAGGCGCTAAAAACGGCAAAAATGCTTCTGGCTGACCTGTCACAGGGTTTTTTGTAAGCTGACCAGTAGGTGACATAGCAGCTAATCCCTGCACCTCGTGTGGATTCATATGAACTAGCTGACTATCCCCATAGCGGCCATGACTTGCAAGCTGTTGCCCTTGTCGGGCTAGAGGTGGTTTTGGGGCAATATTCATATTATGTAGTCTCCACGCCAAATATGTTAAAGCTCATGTCACTGGTACTAGAGTATACTTTAACTACGTCTGCTTGATTAAGTGTTATTCCAATAACAACAGTGATTGTGTTATTAGCTGTAACTTCTTTATCGTAATAAATAAATTGTTTGTTGTCAGCACCAGCGCCAGCCACATGAATACTAATTCTAAAGGTCTGATTTCCTGAATTTCTGTTGCATATAACCAAAGAGCTTACAGTGGTTTGGGCTAAGTTTGGAACAGTATACAGCACTGTAGTAGTGGTTGCGCTAGGAGCTGCCTGCCCAAGTACCTTAATAGCATCAGCCATTGCCAGAAGCTCCCATAAGAAGAAATTGATAACGCTTTAGGGCTAGAGACTCTTCTTTGTCAGTTTTTGTAGTAATAGTCCTAAAATCATCGCTTACATCGTTAAATGAGCGCTCTATAGCTCGCCTCATTGTCAGCTCATTCTGAAAATCATAATTAGGATTTGCGGTAGGTAAAACAACCAAATTGACTTTTTGAGCCATTACCTTCTCCCATCGGGCTTAATATCAAATCTCAAAGCTCCCAGAGTCCAGCCATAGCCAGTTCCAGTGCCCTGCACCCTGATCACAGACTCCCTTGTTCTAGCGCGTATAAAAGACTGTCCAGTGTTTTCGGTCACAGTAGTGGTGGCTAAGGTAGAGGCATTGTTTAAAGGAAAGTCCTTGCCTTTCATGGTAATATCAACTGAGGCACTGGCCGTTGTGCCTCGAAACTCAAAATCAGGTATCAGGCGATTAACGAACATAAGCTGCTCTCCATCACCAATTTCTACGCCACCAGATTCAACGTATGCATTCATTGCAGAACCGTCATCGTCATAACCGTTTTCATGATTATATAAGTAATTATTATCAGTGCCTGTAAAAGCTGAAGAGGCAATCGGGTATGTTCTGGTGTTTGCTGGAATAAAAGCACCTCTAGTTAAAGTTCCAATAGCCCACGAATCCTCCATATAATTGTAAGACACATAGTTAGTGCATTCTGTATTGCCAGTTCCCACTGGGTAGTACCAATAGACCTCAGAAAAATCTACGCTTGTTGTAGCAAAAACCTTATACTCTTCTGAGGTATTTATATTACTAAACACGTAATCCAAAACTGTGCATGTAAGACGCTGTATAGAACCGTTATAAAAGTAAAACCCACCCCGATCCATAAAGAAAACCATATCGCCAGCATTGGTGGCAGCATTCGGAGATATCATTGACAACCCTTCGTTTATTACTTCAAACTGAAAAGTAAACGGACTGCCAGAAAACCTCATCGAATGAATACTACTGTCAGTAAATATAAGTATCTCTTGTCGAGTCTTAATCGCGCCAACAATAAAAGAGCCAGCTGTCAAAGTAACGCCACCCGAAGTATTCGTTGAAGTAGGAGTCCAATCAAATGGGTTTTCTTGATCGCTAAACCTTACTAGTAACGGGTCAAGAGTAGTGCTTCCAAGAGGGTTGCAACCAAAACATATCGTATGACGATCGGTTTCCGATACCATTGTCTGTAGAGACAACAAAGGCGCTCCAACAGCTTCGGGTCTATCAACAAGAGCAACGCCTCGTGTGGCTGTTCCATTAGTCTCATCCCAATAGTAGATACCACCACCCCTGACATTGAATATTAAATCATCCCCAAAAGTATCTTGAGAATACAGTCTAAGCTGATTACCAGAAGTGATTGCAGTAGAACCACCCCACCCACTAGCTCCCCATGTTCCAGCACCAAAGCCAGAAGACGCTACATAAGTATTTAATCCAGTATTAATCTGATATTTGCCAACAATCGATCCACCACCGTTACCTGTATCAGAGCCATTAGCTGTAACGGCTGCCCCAGCGGTATTTTTTGCAAGAATAGTATAAGAGTTATTATTTAGTATTGTAGCGATCTGATATTCTTGATTAAGCACAGCCGCAGTAATATTGCCGCCAAGAGACACAGCGCCACTATAACTAACAAAGTCATTAGCCACAGCGCCATGATTGACATCTGCAACAGTGATTGAAGAAGAACCGTTGCTCGCCGAAAAGGTAACCGCCCCTGCTGCCGTAGTTTCTCGTATAGGCGTAACATCGTAATAAGCAGCGCCTTCATTAACATAAAACTTTAGGTTAGTGCCTAGTCCTAGATATTGGGTAGAAGCAGCAGCCACCCAGTCGTGCAAAGAACGACATATACCAAAAAATGTATTAATTGAATACTTTTGCCAACCGCCTATTTGCTCGGCACGACCTTTTCGGAACCTAATTTTATCAGAATCGTACCATCCAGTACCCGCAGTAAACTGCGTACCTTCACGATTTACTCCCGGTTTAAACTCGTACTTAACTAGCATTTAGTCCAACTCCACAAGCTTTCTGTTTTTTATGTGAGCAGCCTTAATTAGACTTTTGTTTTGGCCTGTATACTTAACAGCATGATAATTTGCTAATAACTCAGCACACAGCCATTTATTCTTTGCTTGAAAATCACCCAAATATCTACCATATTTACCTTTTTCCCAAGTTTTAAGAATTATTTCTTCTGCTCCTTCAAAGAATTGCTCAACAAAACTTTTCGCGGCAAGACCATATTGTTTCTCTTTTTTGTCTCTAGTGCGAGACTCTGGCGTGTCAACTCCGTACAAACGAATACGGCCACCACTGCCACGAATCCAAGTATCGAAACCAAGATCAACTGCAACATCTATTGTGTCCCCATCTACAATTTTAACTATCTCACAACGATACTCATGCATTTGAATAATCGCCAGTAGATATCATGTCTGCAAGTTCTAAAGCGCGTTTTCCAGTTTGTGTCGCCCATTTGGAATCTAAAAATTCTGCGGCGGCTTTTTCGTAGTCTCCTACCTCCATCCCTGCAAGAGCGCGTTTAAAAAGCCTTAATCGTGTTTGACCAAGATTAAAAGCAATATCAATCATGGCATCCTTTCTGACCTCATCAAGAGAATTAAACCAAGGATATTCAGACGCAAGCTCTTTAATTACCCTTTCGACATCATTCTGCAAAAGATAATCTATTTCGTCATCAGAAAGACCTATGCCTCCTTCCTGATCTATATTGCGCCCGACTCCTACAGTAATTTTATTTTGCGAACATTTGTAAGCATGACTTTTTACACCTTCATGCCTTTTAAGCATTTGAATAAGTTCTTTCAAATCAATAAACCTCTGTTAATGCTATTACTGACTTGTCATCAACAATAATAACTCATGTTAAATTTATTTTTTTGCGTTTGAACCGCCGTAATAGAACGCTGCTGCCGTACCTAATATCCCAGATAACTGGCCGAGGACTAAGCTGATAATTGTCTCGTCATTTTGATCGTGAGGCATCATCGTCACCATAAGCACAAACGCGCCATACAGAAGAAGTGTCAGTACGGAAAAAAGCTTAGGGGTTAGGTCTGTGGCAAAAGCGGCTCTTGCATCTTTACGGTCTTCAACCTCAGTCTTAAAAGACTCAAGGTCTATTTCCATCTCTCTAATTTTAAGTTTGAAATCCTCATCGGCCTGCTTAACAAGCACTGCTTTATCTGGCTCTCGTTCAATAAGGTCTTCGATTTCATTAGCTGTAGTAGATTCTGGCAAACTTAATTTTGCTGCCACCATTTTAACAGCCATACCAGCCAGAGGCCCACCTGCTGCCGAAGCTATGTTAGGGGCTAGAGACTTGAGCAAGCCTCCTAATTTCATCACGCGCCAACCTTATCGGAAGGCATCTGCTCCTCGGCTATGATGCCGTCTATGGTGTCACACACATCTCTAACAACTACGCCAGTAGTGGCAGACAGGGCGGAACGACCGACGGCCCGCATGCCTTTGTATAATTGATTGCAGTACAGGTCTTTGTTATCCATGACTTGTTGTACGGACGTACAGCTCGACAACATAACGATTGCACTAAGCATCAGTAGTCTCATTTCTTTTGCTCCTTTATGAATCCTTTTAAGCGTTTCTTATATCCATCCATGAAGTGGTCAGAGATAGCATCAGATACGCCACCGTCCTTGTCCTTCTTGGATGGGTTTATAAAGTTCTTACCAGAATTAGCAAAGTATAACATTGTCTGTGACTTAGAAGGGCCATAGCAGAACCGAGGTATCTTAGCCACGATGTCGCTGCCCATAACACAGGAGATTTGATCATCTAACTCCATAGGTCGCTTAAAACCTTTGAAGAAAGTATTGGGTTTTCCAAAAGTAATCAGACTTAGATTTGGATGCTTTTTGTTTAACTTAGCTGCTGTTAGCTCTGCAAGCGCACCACCAAGACTATGACCACAAACTAGGGTACGTTTCTTGTAGTCGATAAGCTTCTTAATTTGACCCCAAACAGAGGCGTGAGCAGTAGCAAAGCCACCGTGACAGAAGCGCCCTGCATAAGGTACAGGGATAGCACTGGCGTTCCAAATCCA